CGTGGAACCACTTTCGGTTCCCACGATAGGTAGGTTGGATAACACCTTCCTACCCACGATTCGATCAACGGCTTTAGAGGCCTTCCAGAACCCCCTCGTAAAGAGGTTGTTTGAGAGGTCAATAAGCGATTGAACCGAAGTGGGCCCGTCGGGCGTAATGCATGTGGGTTTGACAGGGGTTACGTCGTAACCTCCCATCGCATCCATACCACACGACTCTCGGAAAGGTCCAGAGGAGAACGATTTGTCCTCATTGACCTTTAACCCGAAGTAGTGCAGCACACGCACGACACCAGCGTACCTGTCATTGGGGATGATAATATCATCACCAAAGACACGGACCTTATCACGTAGAGCATTTATGCTCCTCCAAGTAGGTCTCTCATCCAAACAACAGCCAATGGCTACCATGAGGAAGAAGAGACTTTGTATTGGAAACGTGACCGCAGTTCCTTGTGACGCAAACTTCTTTAGTCCTACAAAACTTGCGTTTGGTAGGATTGAGTCGTAAGCGTACCTCGTGCGACAGGCATGAATCGAGTTAAGCAACAAGGCGTTATGCCTTAAAGCTCTCTCGACTGCCCAACACGAGAGACGATCAGAAGCGGACGACAAATCTATCGTCGCTAATGATTCATCTGAGGAAGCTTGAAGTGCCATCCTTCGACTATGACTCTGATCTCTCAGAGTGATAAAGGAATCCCTGAACATAGCTTTAAAGCGTCTGTTCAGGAAGTCCAGGATGAGTTGCTGGCACCATTGATGAGACGTAGGCTCCGCGGCTATTAGCCGTGGGCCCTTGGCTGTCTTTGGTACTGCAATAATCCTAGAAGGTGGTTCATGGTTTAGTGGAACATGGTCATCGTTAAACGACCTAGCCCCACACTCCTTAAAAGGAAACCATTCTTCAAGCTTAGCTGTCCAATAAGGGTGTAGATATTTATCTACAATCCCTCGTCGTTCAGCAACTGCTCCGGGTCCATGCTTGAAGCCGGAACCGTACCCTTCACTGTACCTGTCATCTGAGTAGGTGACAGGTTCGAAGGGTCCGATTGCGTTTGAGA